TCAATACTTTATTCGATCAAATGAATTTATCCGTGCGTGAAGTTGCGGACATTTTAGACGTGCGTACAGACACCGTTGCCCATTGGCGCGCGGGTCGGCGTGACGTTCCGCCCGGCGTCATTGCTGAAATGAAAGAGTGGTTAGACAATGAGTAAATTCAAACATGATACGGGTGAAATCTGGAACGGTGATTGTTTGGAATTAATGAAACAGATTCCAGATGAATCAATTGATATGATTCTTTGCGATTTACCGTATGGAACGACTGCCTGTAAATGGGATACCGTGATTCCGTTTGAACCATTATGGGAACAATATCTACGTATTACTAAACCGCGCGCAGCGATTGTTTTAACGGCTCAAACACCGTTTGATAAAATTTTAGGTTGTTCGCAAATTAAGCATTTAAAGTATGAATGGTTGTGGGAAAAAAATAAACCAACAGGACACCTTAATTCTAAAAAACAACCAATGAAATCACATGAAAATGTGCTGGTTTTTTATCGTAATAAGCCTGTCTACAATCCTCAGATGACACAGGGTAAAAAATATAAACCGTGTGGTGGTGCATCTAAATTAGATAATTACGGGAATTTTTCATCAATCCGCGAAAATAATGGATCATTACGTTACCCGCTATCTATTCAAAGGTTTAATGTGGAGAGCGGCATCCATCCAACACAAAAACCTGTTGCGCTTTTTGAATATTTGATCCGCACCTATACGAATGAAGGTGATTGGGTGCTTGATAATTGCAGCGGTTCTGGAACAACTGCTATTGCAGCACACCGCACGGGCCGGTTGTCACTCTGTATCGAAAAGGATTTAGGGTATTTTTTAGCATCTTGCGGGCGCGTGTGGGGCGAACAGAATGCTTGAACCGCTTAAAGCGTATCGTCAATTCGTAGCCTGGAAACTGATTCAACGTCCAGGTAAAACGAAGCCGGATAAAATACCGTTTAACGCTTTGACTGGTAACGCTGCGTCCAGCACTGATCCCGGCGCATGGTGCTCTTATGATGAAGCGGTTGCGGCTGTTGCGGGCGGTGGTTACGCTGGTATCGGTTTTATATTTACTGAAGCTGACCCGTTTGTGTTTATAGACCTGGACGGTTGCCGCGATAGTGTATCGGGCGAATGGGTTCCTGAAGCTGTAGAAATCTGCAACCGTTTTCCCGGCGCTGCAATGGAAGTTTCGCAGTCTGGTGCAGGGCTTCATATTATTTGTAGCGTTGTCGATAAATCATTGTTCAACGCGCATTACAATAAATGGTCCGGTTGGATTGAATTTTATAGAACCGGGCGCTTCATCGCGTTTGGTGGTGGTGAGTGGACAGGCGATCCTACCGTTGACCACACGCCCGCCTTACTCGATTGGGCTCCCTTACGCCCTAATGGTGACACGGCGGGCGATGGTGACGCTGTAGCGACCGTTGGGCGCGATCCTAGATGGTGCGGGCCTGAAGATGATGCGGAACTACTGCAACGCATGATGGTCTTTCGTGAACCGGATGCAGAACGGATTGCTGCACTTGCTGAACAGATCACTAATTCCCCCGGCGATACGCTTGTAAAATTACAGTATGATGAAGCCACGCGTGACCGTGTACCGTTTGAATGGTTGTGGAATGCTGATTTAAAATTAGGACAATATTTCCCTGATGCTGCTGGTGATCAAGGGCGGTCGTTTGATTGGAGTGCAGCCGATCAAGCGTTGATGAACCGTCTGGCATTTTGGACCGGCAACGATTGGGAACGGATGCAACGGCTGTTCAGTCAGTCTGTGTTGGCACGGCGCGACAAGTGGACCGCTAGGCCATATTATCGCAACATCACCACCAGCGGCGCTCGTAGCTGGACACGGGACGTATACAGCGGGACCAAAGCAGATAAGCGCGATGACATGCGGCGCAAACAACAGCAGCGCGCGAATGAAGATATTGGTGACGCGTTTAATATTGAAAATTACTTTCAACCAATTTTGACACTTGAAGAAATGCACCAACGGTTTGTTTACATCCATACAGCAAATGGTGTTGTGGATCGTGAAGCCTTCAAAGTTTATAAAATGGAAAATTCCGAAACAACTTTTGCGTCTTCTGTCACCATGATTGATACAGGCAAGAAGGATAAAGAGACAGGACAACCGGTGATGCAAGGCGTTAAAACTATCAAACTGTGGCGTGAAGAATTTCAAGCGCAAAAAGCCACGGTTGATAAAATCAGTTGGAAACCAAACGGCGGTGAAATTTGCGATGTTCCCGAATCATTTGATTCAGGTGTGAACATGTGGCGCGGATTTATCCAACCTAAATACGCTGAATATTATCGTGAAAATCCAGACGTTAGAGAACAGGCTTTAACAGCTTGGCGCGCTCATTTGGAATATCTCATTCCGTTTAAAGTTGAGCGTGATCGCTTTGAATTATGGCTTGCTCACATGCTGCAATGTCCGGACGTTTTACCACACACGGCATATTTAATGTATACGCCAGAAGTCGGCACTGGTCGCAACTGGTTGTCTTCAATGCTGGTACGCGTGCTGCGCGGTTACGTTGCTTCAGGTGTAGACATTCAAGAGGTTTTGGATGGATCGTTTAATGGTCGGCTATCGCAAAAACTGCTTGCCGTTGTTGATGAAGCCAAAGCCGGGATGCAAGATTCAAAACGTTACGCACGATCCGAGCGACTAAAGACGCTGGTGAACCAAGCAAGTCGTGAGATCAATGTGAAGCATGGTCTTCAGTCTGTTGAGCACAACTGTATGCGGTGGTTGTTTTTCAGTAACCATGCGGACGCGTTGCCATTTGATAACAATGACCGACGCATCGCGGTTGTTGCAAATCCAACTGAACGGCATGTGGGCGGCGCTGATTATTATACGGGGCTCTATGGGTTGCTTGATGACGATTCATTTGTGTCGGCAGTATGGGCGCACCTGATGTATGGCGTTGACGTGTCTGCATTCAACCCCGGCGAACATGCCCCCATGAACGAAGCGAAACGTTTAGCGATTGGTGAAATGCAGAGCGAGGGAGAACGGGCTGTTCAAGATTTTGCGAAAGAATGCCCTGGAAACATTGCGACCATTGGTCAGGTCCGCGAATGGATCAATCGTTACAATGGTGATTTGAGCGGTGACAAGGCGCACTCTCATGCGCTGAAACTCTGGATGGAAAAAAGCGGGATGGTCAGTGTGGGAAAGAGCGTTAAAATTAACGGTGTGGCCCATCGTATAATTATAGTCAGAGATTTAGACGTTGAAACAGTTGGGCAACTTGATAAAGAAATTATACGCACCCAAATTGTTACAAATGAGACATGGCTGAAGATTGGCGATATGTAATTATAGATTATGTAAATTATGTAATTCTATAAATTGTTATAATTTGTCATAATTGGTTCCGGGTTACACGGGTTACAAGGGTTACGCTCTTCTGAGAACTCTGGAATGAATTTTATTTATAATTAACGAATACCTGGAGACTTGAAAGAGCGTAACCCTCGTAACCCTCGTAACCCGGTAAATTCAGTAAATTACAGAGTGTGGTCAAATGACTGAACTTATAACGTTTAGAGATTATGCAATTTTAATATTGAACCGAGATTTCCCGGTCATTCGATCCCGTAAAGAATTGTTGGAATTTATGGCAGGGGATATGGTCGCAAATATTTTATGGTCAGACTATATAGATTGGCACTGTGGTATAAATCCGGCGCTGCATCGCTGCACGTTCCGCGCTTGGATGAATCAGTTACAGCGGGACAAGTGCAGCCATTCGGAATGGTCGTTCATTAGTGACCTGAAGCAAGATCGTAAATTTCCTGCTGGTAGGTTGGATAAGATGAGTGAATATCTAATGCGGATCGACGCACACGATTCAACGTTAGACAGTCTTGAATCACTCTGGATCAAATTCCACTTTAAGAATTAGACCGCTGTGAGTTTGGTGTAATTGATTGAATCCCAACGCTTACCCATTTGCACTTCACAATGTGAGCCTTTCACGCGGATCATGTGCGCGTTTTTTGGCCTTGATCAGTCATCGTTTCGTCTTTCGTTGCCCGGTCCAGAATTGAACCGGGCTGGTTTGAAATGCTTAACCGTTCCAGTCGTGCAACGTAGCTGTTTCATGTGTCACAATTGTACCATCACAGTGAACACTAACTATGTGATCAAAAATACCGCGATGCGTTGCAGTTTCTCTCATTGTGGAAGTTCGCACCGTGTATTTTTCAGCGTCTTCAGTGCTGCGCGCTACTGCAACAAGTGTGTCACCAAAATGATTAGAGATTGCAGCAAGGTCTTTAACTTCATGCGCCATGATGCAGAACTTTTTAGTGTCTCTGTATTCGTTGATCTTTTTCATTGTCTTGTTCCCGTCTGGTTGATTGATCCGATAGACAGACCATATACCCTCTATCGGAAAAGAAAAGCCCTTTTTCGCATTATTTTGAAATTAATTTATAAACTTGACAATTGAGCCAATTTTACCCCACAATTCAGCGTTAAATCTGAAACATGAAGGGAACTACAATGAAGCGAACCAGTCTCTCTCTTTTTGGCGCTGCTGCACTGATTGCAACAACCGCTCTATTCTCTACTGCTACAGTGCAAGCGGGGGTGCTTAACGATCCTGGTATTGATCAAGCGGTTGACCTGACTTCTGAATCAGACGTGGTTCAAGTGATGGTCCTAACCGCTGAATCATATGACGTTCTAACGGTTCATTTGATCGCCGATCCTGTTGAAGTTTGGGCGCTCAATCTAACGGCTGATACCGTTGATGTTCGATCGGCAATCAATCAAACGTTTAATAGTAAACATATCATCGCAAGAAGCGGATCCCACCCTTGGTCAAGCAGTCGTTTGATCTGCTGACTTAAAACCATATAGAATCCCCTGCGAAAACTTTACAGGCTGCACCGTTTAACTATGGTGTGGTCTGTTTTTTGTCCGCATTGAAATATTAACAGTTAATTGATATGATCAATCATTATGACCGTATTACCAGAACCAAAATATGAACGTTTTGCCCAAGCTATTGCAACGGGTAAATCAATCCTGCTTGCATCACGTTTGGCCGGTTATCAGGCTGCTGCTTATGAGTTGGCGCGTGATGAAGTCATAAAAATCCGCGTTGCTGAGATACTAGAAGAAGGCGCGTCACGCGCTGTTATGGAATCCCGCGAATGGCAAGAGCGCGAAACGCGCCGCGCCCGTGTGGACATCAGAGAGTTTTTCAACCTGGAAACAAAAACAGTTTTACCAATGGATGAATGGTCTGATGAAGCGGTTGAGGCAATCGAATCATTTGAAGTGGATCGCTACGGCGGGTTCAAGTTTAAGCTGGCTAAAACCGGCGCAATGAACAACATCGGTAAGATGCACAAACTGCTGACTGATAAGATTGAAGTAAATGCACGGATATCATCAGACGTGCGATCCATCACCAGTGAAATGACACCGCAACAAGCTGCTGAATCATACGCTGCAATGCTGGTTGATCCTGATGGTGCTTAGATTATGAAAGCCTGTATCGCTGTTGATGATTGGAAACTGAAAGTTTTTCGCAAGCGATTAACTGAAGCGGGTTTTGAATATACAGAAGCCGGACAACTTACCGGCAACAGTACATTGCTACAAATTGAAACCGATGATGTACCAGCTTTGAAACTGGTGTTTGAGCAATGCCAGACCGAGTGTGCTAAAATGCGTTAAGTGGTTGGTGGGAATTTTCCATAATTAAAACTATTGAGTAGTGACCCGCTTGTTCCGAATAGTTGAGCATACCTTGCAGGGTGAACACCTATTTTAATTGCTCTTGGTATAATTGATTTAGCTTCATTTTCTGAATTTACATACAACCAAATTGGGTCAAGTGAGTCATGGGAATATATTGTTCCCCTGGCTAAATTCAGATTGGCTGTGAACCTATGCGATCTTGTTGGAAATTCCACAATCTTGTTCCCGTCTGGTTGTTTCGTTATGATCATAATACACACCTTATCGGAAAAGAAAAGCCTTTTTTTAAATTAAATGAATTATATTACCCCCACACCACCGCACACGCTAAAAATCGAGCAATGGCCCCCAAACTACATGAGCGTGTGGGCTTGGCGTCAAAACCAATTGACCCTGATGCGGGCTATACCGGATATGTGGCAAGGTGCTTTTGAATTTTATCGCACACACCCTGTTGAATTTATAAATCATTGGTTAGATACATATGATCCGCGCAACGCTGGACGCGATACCCCGACCTATATGCCGTTTGTATTGTTCCAGCGGCAAGCTGAATTAGTCCAAATACTTCAGGCATGTTTGGCCGGTGAAGAATCTGGATTGATTGAAAAGTGCCGGGACATGGGTGCAACATGGGTCAGTTGTGCTTTTAGTGTTTGGCTCTGGCGATTTTATCCAGGTGCGGCTGTTGGTTGGGGTTCACGCAAGAAACAGTTTGTTGATAAAATTGGCGATCCTGATTCCATCTTTGAAAAGATGCGCATTCTGATTCGTCGATTGCCGCGCGAATTTTGGCCGCGTGGTTTCAATGAAAAAGAACACATGGCCTATATGCGGATTGTAAATCCTGATACAGGATCGACAATCACAGGTGAAGCCGGTGACAATATCGGGCGCGGTGGTCGGAAACTGATTTATTTTAAAGATGAAAGCGCGCACTACGAAAGACCTGAAAAAATTGAAGCGTCTTTGTCCGACAACACGCGTGTTCAAATTGATATTTCAAGTGTTAACGGTTTGGGTAATGTTTTTCATCGCCGCCGTGAAGCCGGTGAAGAATGGATGAGCGGTCCAGCCATAAAAGATAAAACAAATATTTTCATCATGGATTGGCGCGATCATCCGATTAAAGATCAAACATGGTATGATGCGCGAAAAGCAAAAGCTGAAGCTGATGGTCTATCGCATATTTTCGCGCAAGAAGTTGACCGCAATTATTCCGCTGCTGTTGATGGTGTTATAATTCCAGCCGATTGGGTGAGTGCTGCAATTGACGCGCATATTAAACTTGGGTTTGAAGCGGAAGGTGTGTGCATTGCCGGTTTAGATGTTGCCGATGAAGGTGGTGATAAAAACGCACTGACATTGCGTAAAGGTGCCGTGATGCTTAACCTTGATGATTGGGGTGAAGGTGACACAGGACAAACAGCACGGCGCGCGGTGGTCATGTGTGAAGGTGTTGGACCTGTAGAAATACAATATGATTCAATCGGTGTTGGTGCCGGTGTGAAGTCTGAAGCGAACAGGCTCAAGAATGAAGGGCTGCTAACGAAGGGTTTAACCTTCACACCTTGGTCGGCTGGTGCCAGTGTTCAAAACCCTGATGATCACGTTGACCCTGGCGACAAAGAAACACCTTTGAATAAAGATATGTATTCAAATTTAAAGGCTCAAGCATGGTGGGAATTGCGCCGAAGATTTGAACGCACATTTAGGGCTGTGAATGAAGGTTTGAAATTCTCACCTGATGAAATGATTAGTCTACCTTCTGGTTTACCGAAGTTGCGACAATTACAGAAAGAGCTATCCCAAGCCACAGCAACCAGATCAAGCGGTGCAATGAAACTGGTAGTAAATAAGACTCCAACCGGCACACGTTCACCAAATCTTGCAGATTCCGTGGTTATCGCGTATTATCCAATATTGGCAAAGTCCGCCTTGGTTCGCATGTGGTAGTAAAACGTTGAACACAATTTTAAATGCTGCTGTTCGCCGCCTTGGAACTGTGTTCCCTGGGTACTTTGGTGAGAACACCAAACACAATCACGCGGCTGATTATGGTTGGCCCACAACAGTTACTTTTGAACTGTTGCACCACTCGTATATGCGTAATGGTTTGGCCGCTGCTGCTGCTGATCGTTTGAGCCTTCGCACTTGGCAAATGTTGCCCGAATTTTGGGAAACTAAAGAACCTGCTGAAAGTGATGAAGAATCAGACATTAGACAACGCTTGGATGACATACGCGGCTGGCAATCATTAATTGAAACAGATAAGCGCGCGTTTATCGGTGGATATGCTGGTGCAATTTTGAGATTTGCTGACAGTAAGTCATTTGATCAACCTGTTGATTCTGTTCCAGGCGGGCTTGATGGTCTTGTTGAAATTATACCTGCGTGGGCTGGTCAACTTAAAGTTTCGAATTGGGAACAAGATCAAAACGCGGAAAATTACGGCAAGCCGCTGATGTTTGAGTTTAACGAAAGTTCAGTTGATAATATTGGCACGTCTTCAAACGGACAACAGAACAGACAACTTAAAGTGCATCCTGATCGCTTGTTGTTGTGGTCCGCTGATGGTTCAGTTTTCGCGCAGTCCGAGTTGCAAGCTGGTGTTAACAGTCTTATTGATCTTGAAAAAATTGTTGGGGCTGGTGGTGAAGGGTTTTGGAAAAATGCAAAGTCCGCACCAATCTTAATAGCCGATGAAACTTTTGATCCCGCTGTAATGGCTGCTTCACTTGGTGTAGCGCCGGACATGATCAAAGAAGCAATGAGTGAACGCGTTGAAGACTATCAAAAAGGTTTTGACAAACTTTTAATGTTGCAAGGTATTAAAGCTAAAACGCTTGGTGTAACTTTACCGCAACCGAATGAATTTTTTATGATCGCGGCTAACATGTTTGCTGCGTCCGTCTCGATACCTGTACGGGTTTTGATTGGTAATCAAACGGGCGAACGTGCCAGCACTGAAGATCAGATAGACTTTAACCGTACCTGTATGGCCCGCCGTGAGCGTGTCATTCATCCCATGTTGCGCGAGTTGTTGAACAAACTCGAAAAATACAGTATTATCAAAGAACACGATTGGACAATCCAATGGGAAAGCCTTTTAGATTCTTCACCGTCTGAAAAAATGAACCGCGCTAAAGGTATGGCTGAAATAAACAAATCATCAGAAAGCCCGCTAGGTGATAGTGAACCAGCATTCCTAATTGATGAAATTCGGGCTGAAATTAATATGCCCCCGCTTACTGTAGTTGAGGACACCAATGCCTAGACAAGCACGGATAAACATTCGCAGCAATGCAGTCAGTAAACCGCGTGAAGAAATGCGTAACGGTCGCAAGGTCGTTATAGTTTCAAGTGCAACAATGCCTGATGGTATTATTATGAATGAAATACTTTATCCGGCTGAGGAAATTGCAAAATCATTTAATAGCTTGCAACGCGCACCAGCGCCGCTAGGTCATCCGATGGTTAACAAGATGTTTGTTTCAGCGCGTGATCCTGAAGGCATCAATGCTAATTGGGTTGGTGCTTGGAATGAGAATGTACGTCAAGATGGTGGGCGT